CCATATCCCAGACTAATGCTGTTACTAAATCAGTCATACCAAACACTGTCATGAGAAAGAATGATATAAAACCAATGATTGCTTTTTCATTAATATCATTATCATCCAAAAATAAGTCCATGAATTTACGCTTAGGTGGGGCCAATTGATCCCTTGCCTTTTTAGCTTCTTCTTGCATTTCTTTGATCTTATCTTCTTGTTCATCAAGCTTTTCGATCATAGCCATGTACTTATCTAAATCGATTTCGACTTCATTTCTGCTGTTATCTGTATTTTCAGCCATTTTTATCTCCTTCTTCTATTTTGTTCTGCCATTTTTTCATTTTCTTTTTTAATATGATCTTGTAATAAAGCGATATAAATTTCCCTTTCCCACGGTAACATATTATCTAATTCAGTTAATGAATATTGATAATGTTGCATCATTGCAAAGTTAGTCTTGTAATGGTTGACAAGACTATCGTGCGAAAGGCCTATGTAAAAAAACTTTGTAGACCTCTAAGCTCTACAGTGTTTTGTTTTTTACATACAACACAATCATATTCTATATTATGTACTACAGCTGGTAATTTTGTTAACCAAGTTGTTATCAATTTAAACTGATCTGAATTTAAGTTATTTACAAACTCTTCAATCTCAGCTCTTGGAGTATCTGCCATTTGAAATACATCATCATTATCATAAATTTGATCTAAGCAATCACAAATAAATTTAAATGCTCCATCTAATGTTTCTAAATTTTCTTGAGAATAATTCTCTAATTCTTTTACTGATGGGTATCTTAAAACAACTCCAACTTCTGGTGTGAGTTGAATATTATTGTCTGGCTTTTCATCTTGCATTTTAATATCATCGATATCAATAGCTATATCAGTAACTCCAGTACAATCTTCATCATCACACTTTAATTTTACTTCAATTCCTTCACCAACTGATTTTGATCTTAGCTGTAAAAACAACCATTCAATATCAAATGATGCTAAACTGTCGATGTCTATATTATCAAAAATACAAGCTCCTAAGATGTCTTTCAACGCTCTCATCATTTGCTTGTTATCTTTCGATTCCATAGCCATCATTAACACTTTTTCTTCTCCTACTACGTAGGGTCTAAAAGTTATTTCCTGCTTCGTTGATGGAATTGTTGTTCCAAAACGAGCAGTATTTAATTGTGGCAATGCCATAATTATTCTCCTATAATATTATCCAAATATATCAAGTGCGGACCTAATAGCACTTCCAGTACTACTTAATGGTCCTTCTGGTACATATTTATCATACGCAAAAGTCACACTCATCTTAATTGTATCACTTGTTTCTTGTGAAAGCTCAATGCTCTCAAATGAAACAGGATACGCCTTTTCAAGTTTTACTCCATAAATTGGAGTATTTTGCTCATCCAGTTGTTGTATAATAACATCAACCGCATAATTCTTTTTATATCCTACGATATAGCTTTCCTTATTTAATACATTTGATTGCCAAGTATCAAACATTTTTCTCATATAATAATCATTTGTAAGTAAAAATGTTATTGTGACATCATCATCAATAAAGGTATAAGGAAACTTATTTGCTTGTTTATAATCTTGATGTTCAAAGGTACTCAGGCTTGTTCCTGGTAAGGTTACACTTTGACAAAGAATTGAGATATCTCGTGGATCGTTAATTAAATTATTAGCACTAAAATTACCAGATATTACAGAACCTATAACACTTCCAATATCTAAATTTAAAAGTGATTGACTTGGTGGTGTAAAAATAACATTAAATCTATTTGCTTTCGCAAGACCACCTTTTTTACTTATTAATGATTTTAAATTATCGATACTTGACATTAGCTTCTCGCAATTTTAAGACTTTCATTCCAAATAGAAGCCTTACTTTTCTTTTTAAATTGTTCTACTGGTAAAAAGATTGCTATTTCCCAATCTGTCATTGGTACTCTACTAAACTGAGAGACCACATGTTTACCTAGATAGTGTTTAAAACATGGTTTAAATTCTTTATATTTTTTTACCCCTTGTAAAAGATCATATCGTAGTTTTACTAATCGAGTAGTATCTTTTACATTCTTTGGAGCTAAATTCATTAACTCATCTAAAAATCTTGCTCTTACTCCATAGTTTAAATAATGTAGGTTTAAACCATAAAATCCACCAGGAGCAGCATCAACCATAATTGTTAAAGGAAACCTATCATAATAGGGTAAGGTTGCCTTATGTTTTGGATCATAGAAATACATATACATATTACCTGCAATGTTTCTACTTGTTCGATCCAATGCATCGTCTTTTAATAATGCTTTTCTTGCAGGCATAACGAGTTCTTGAGCTTTTTTTTGAAACCACTTTTGTGAATCTTTTGTACGTGCTTGTACACCTGCTCGTTGAGCTCCAGCTTGTAGGGTATCAAATAAACTTGCCATACTGTTATTTATAAAGAATTAGAGTATCTTTATGCCTAAATTTTTTAAAGTTTCTTCTGTCCAAACTTGAAACTTCCATCCTTTATATTCAGCAAAATCATTTGCTGCTTCCCATTTAGATATATTTTTAGCATATGTAGTCACTTCATTTATATATTTTTTAGTTTTACGACTACGTTTTTTTGGTGGTTGTGTTTGATTTTTAGGTTTAATTTCTATGAGATATGTTTTTTTATTGTCCATTTGAACAAAAAGATCAACAAAATATCTATGAAGTTTATTATCTGTCTTACATTTATATGGTATAACTACCTCTTCTGAATTCCACATCTTTACATTTGGATTATCTTCACACCATTTAAATGCTTGTCGTTCCCACAAAGATCGATATACAACCTTTCCTGGATTGCCGGCATATTTTTCAGGACGCTTTATTTTGTATTTCCCTTGATAACTCATATAAATAACTCTATAGTTTATTTTATTTATATAGGTTAAGTATGACAACAAAAGTATTTCCAAGAAGTTTAAGAACTGCTGGCGAAGGAAACGGCCTTCCAAGTATAAGATTTTCAATTAAAAAATCATTACCTTCAGCTGAATCAGAATTTGAATCAGTACAATTATATATGCCATCGGGGTTACAATTTACTGATGGCGCAAACTATGCTGGTGTTGAGTTAGGAATGATCAAAGGTGCTCAAAGTTTAAAAAACTCTGGAGGAGAGACTTCTGCAGAAGAACAAGTAACAGCTGGATTAAAAGTTATTGATAAGCTTGGAATAGCTCCAGAAGCTGTATCAGCTGCTAGCATAGCTGCAGGATCTATTATTAATCCTCAAACTGCTCTTGCGTTTGAAAATGTAAATTTAAGACAATTTTCTTTTGCATTTACACTTGTTCCTGAATCAGAAAAAGAATCAAGAGATATCAGAGATATTGAAAATTTCTTTAGGAAATATATGTATCCAGAAGTACAAGGGTTTGTAGCAAAATATCCTCCAACGTTTAAAATTACGTTTTTTGACCCAATTGTAGGTGGAGAAGCTTCTGAAAGTATATATATGCCAATGATTCATGATTGTTATATAACAGGTGTCGATGTACAAATTAATCCAGAAGGTAATAGTTTTCACAAAGCTTCAAATGGCTTTGCTCCAACATCAACAAGTATGACATTAGCTTTTGCAGAAGGTCGCATGTTATCTCGTCATGATATATACAATAAAGAAAATTTACAATATAATTATTCTAGGCCAAATTCTTCTGGTGGTCAAGCATCAACTAAAGGAGATTAATAATGGCATTTTTTAAACAATTTCCAAAAGTAGAATATGATTTTAATCGTACGGGTGTTAAGCAAAACATGGTCGATCTCTTTCGATCAGTCAGACCTTTACCTTCTTTCTTGGATAATTATTCAGCATATACATTTTATGAAATAAAAAACGGAGAAAGACCTGATATTGTATCACAAAGATTATATGGTAATGCTGATTATTATTGGACATTCTTTGCCATTAATGAATTTTTACACGATGGATATCGTGCTTGGCCAATGAGCGAAGAAGATTTATTTGATTATATCGCAAAAGAATACGAAGGATATGTAATAGAAACAAATCCATCTATT